TGCGGCCAGTTTGCACTGGTCAATGGTGAGTTGGTCGGCAGCTCCTTCGCAAGCACGGATTAGGCGCAAGGCTTCGGTGTAGGCCGCTTGGGTGGTTGACCGTGCGCCAACGATGTAGGCGCGGGTCAGTGGGTGGTCTTGGTTCGGTAGCATCTTCGGTAGCTCCTTCGCAAGTCACCACGGGGCGGGCGGCGCGGTTTCCCGGGCTCGCTCGGCCTGCTGCCGGTCGTACTCGCGCACCTCCTCCGGCGTCCATGGTGTCGGGCCGGTGGGTGGTGGGAAGGGCCAGGGTGGCGCCGTGTTCATCGGCGGGCCTCTTGCCTGCCCTGCTCGATTAGCCTGCGGCCTTCGGTCTGGTCGTGCGGCTTCTCTGCCTCCAAAAGGGTGCGGATTATCTGGCTCGCTGCGGCCACTTGGGCGGGCGTGGTGGCGCGTTCATAACGGTGCCCGGCGTTGATATAGTGGGCTTCGGGGTTTCTCATGCTTGCACCTTTTCTGGGTGCATGAGCAGGCCTTTCAAATAGGCGATGCTGTGCCCGGTCATGTTGGACAATTCGCGAAGCGTCAGATTTAAATGGCTGTCGTAAAAGTCGATTATTTCGCCCGGTGTGCTGGTGTGGTTTAGTTGCTGGTCTTCCATGGTGCTGGCTCCTGTAGTCGGGACAATCCCCGCGACAACCCTCCGCGAAGGGCTGGCGCTGGCGCTGTCAAGCTGCGGCGATTGGGATAACCCGGCGGGCGAGTCGGTCGGCCTGCTTGGCCTTGGTGCCGTGGGCTCTGAATCCGATAATCTGCCGGCGGTCCGCCCGCTGGCACAGTGCACACAGTGCGCACGTCATGTAATCGGTCGTTTGAGCGGGGCAAATCAACACGGCGCGGCCTTCGGGCGTGGTGCTGTGCTTCGGGGTGTCCATGGGGACAATTACGGCCACCGGTAAACCATGGGCGGCGAGTCGGTCGGCGTGACCTACATCATCGGCGCTGAGATTCACGGTAAAGCCCCAGTCTGTCGCGGCCTTGGCCCATTTGATAGCGTCTAGGCTGTGTTTGTGCGTGTACGTAAAACCCTTGCGGCCTCGGTTGGCCTTCACAATCTGCCCCAGTGCGTAGGCGTCCACCTGTTCACCCTCGCCCGGTAAATCGCCCGCTACATTCATCCGCCACAGTTGACCCTTCGGCAGGCGGTTAATCGCTGCGGCGAGTCCTTCGATGTCGGTGCCTCGCGCTGGCACCTTATCCCAGGTCAGGCGCGTGTAAAAATCCTCGGCATAACAGTCGGCGCGGTAATGGGCGCAACTTGGCGGACAGCTCTCGCGGCTGGTGTAAGTCTGCGGGATTGGTCCGGTTTTGCGGTTGCTGCTGGCTTGGATAAAGTGATAGCGCATGATTTATTCGTCCTGTGTTTCAAATGAGTAGGTCAGCTCGTCCGCTGCTTTGCGGCGCGTCCATTGGTCGGCGGTCGGGTCGCGCAAAACCTTGATGGCCCATAAAATCGCCTCGTCTAGGGGCATGGCTGGCGGCTCGCTGTCGCTGTCGGGGTGTGGGTATGCCGGGTTAACGGTGAAGTGCTGGCGGGTCATGCTTGGTCCCCTACATAAATAAATTGGACGTGCTCGCGGATGAATTGCTGAGCGCAAAACCTGCCCAAAATGGCGTTGTAGGTGTCGCGCTTGCTGTGGTAATAATCGGCGTCTCGCTCGCCCTTCCTGAAGTTGTGCCATTGGTTGGCGCGGGCGTTGGCCTCAATGTCGGCCTGCAGGCTGCCGGGCTCGCTGTAGTGGGCTTTAAACCCGTGAATGTCGTAGTGGGCGATGAACCCGCTCGCCAAATACAAAAAGTCGTACCCGGTTTTATTGAGTTTATTGATGTCGCGGCATGCGGCCACAACGTTATTCACAATCCGGGTTTGCTGGGTGCTGGTCAATGGTGTCATGGTGTCGGCTCCTTAGTGTGTTTGGCGGGCTTTAACGGTCATGCGGGTGCTGGCTTCGCCCGTTTTGGTATAGGCGCGAATCAGTTGGGCGCTCGGCTTCAGGCGCTCAGCGATGGCCCTCCAGTTGGTCAGGGTGCTGCCTGCGACTGTGGCGAAGTTCACCCGGTACAAGTTGCCCTCGATGTCCGACAACCCGGCGTCTTCCAGCTCGGCGCGAAGCTGGTCGGCCTCGCGTTTCATGGTGGCCATTGCTGCATGCATCGCGCCCAGTCGGTCAACCTTTGCGGCCATGGCTGCGGCTGCGGTGACTGCTGCGGGCTGTGCTGGCTCTCCGCTGTCGTGGTGGCGAAACCCTGCGGGCATTAGGGCTGCGGCTGCGAGTGTGTGAAGGTCTTGGGGTTTCATGGTGTGGGCTCCTGTTGTGGTTGGGTTACTGGTGCGGGCCGTTGCTGCGGCTGTCGTCGGTGGCGATTTCGTTGGGATTTGTTGGGGTGGTGAGCGGGACAATCCACCAGTCTTCCCGGCTGTAGTCGGCCTCTACATAATCGGCGGCTTCGTTGGCTGTGTCGAATGGTCCGAAGTAATCAAACCCGTCTGCGGGCGTTCCTTGGATGGCGATGAATTTGGGCATGGTTTAGGCCTCTGCGGTTGTGATGGTGTTGGCGATGGTGTTGGTCAGGACGTGCAGGGCGGTGAGTGCTGCGATGCGGTCCTGCGGTCTCAGGGTGTGAATCAGCTCGTATGCGTAGGTCATGGCCTCGGGTATCGTGGCGCGTTCTGCGAAAAGGTTTGAGCGAAGCTGTTGGGCGATTTGGTTGGGTGTCATGGTTTAGGCTCCTTGGTGGCTGGCTTTGAATTGCAGGCATTCGGCATAGCTGCCGGTCAGGACAATGCGGTAGCTGTTGCGCTGGGCATCGCCCTTGCAAACGATGATGTTTCCGTGGGCGTTCATTTGTGCGGTGTACATCGTGGCTCCTTCAGTTGGTGAACGTGGTGGTAATCAGGCCGGGGGCTGCCATAACGTGCCAGTGCTGGCCGTTGGTGGTGGCGGCGCTCAATACCTTCACGGTCTCGCCCGTTTTCTTGCGGGTGGCGGTGACTGTGATGATGTCGGCGTGTCGGTTCACTGTGGCGCTTGGCAGGGCCTCCAGTTGTGAGACTAGGCCGTTTACTTGGGCGGTGGTGAGTGCTGTGGGCAGTGATTGCATGGTGTGTGCTCCTGTGGTGGTTTAGATTTCTGAGCGGTGCAGTAAAGCGCCGTTCGTGGTGGTGAATTCGTCCTGCGCTCCTGCTTGCTCAATCATTGCTGTGACTGCCTTTTGTGTGCGGGTGCTGCCTGCGCGGTGGATGATTGCTAGGGTGCGAAGCAAAGCGCCCCGCCCTTGTGCTGTTGCTCGGTCAATTTGTTTTTGCTCTTGCTTGGTCATGGTGTGCGCTCCTGTGTGTTAGGTGGTTAGGCGTTCTGCCTGTTAGGTATTCTGCCCGAGTGGTGGGCGCGGTCAATCCCTTTTGATCGAGTATTTTTTTATCGCGTTCGGGGATTCGATAGGCGCGGGCTATCAGCGAAGCGGTGCGGCTCTGGTGCTGCTCAGAGGGGAAAGACACCAGACACTGGGGTGATTGCATGGGCTGCCCTTGTTGGCGTTTCCGGGTGGCCGTGGGTTGTTCGGGTGGTGGCCTGCTGCTGGTGCTGGTGGCCTTGTAAGTTGGGCGCGGGCCTTGTTGATAGCGAAGCGTTGCAGCTCTTGGGTTGTTCCCCTAGACTCGCACCCTATGAACACACCTAAGCCAGTAAAGCCTGTAGGGCGTAAAGCACTAAGGGAAGCACTCGACACTGTGCCGCTCGATTCCCTGTTCTCTCCTGCCGTTTCCCGAGAACTCACCGGAAAGCAAAAGAAGTTCGCCCGTGAAGTGGCCATGGGTGCAACGAAGGCCGATGCATACCGGAGAAGCTACAACGCCAAAAGCCCGCACACACTGACAAGCAAACCCTATCACTTGGCGGCTGATGACAGGGTAAAGGCAGAGATCGAAGCCATAAAGCGGGCCATTGCAGCACAGGAATATCAAACCCCTGCGGCCTTGAGGGCCCTTGTTATTCAATCCCTTGTCGGAGTGATAACTAATCCAGACAGTCAACCCGGACAGATAACGGCTGCTGCCAAGGTGCTCGGGACTGTGACTGAGGTGGCTGCCTTCACTGAGCGCAAAGAGGTTCGGACCATTACCAGTAGTGAAGACGCTCGCGCAAAGATCATGGCTGAGCTGAAACAATTGGCGAACGCTGATGCCATCGACGTGCAGGCCATCGACGCTGATGCCGACTCGCTGTTAGCTGAGCTGTCGCAGGCTGGGGCTGAGGCTGCCGATTCGGAGCTGGACGCG